CGTAATTTCCGTATAATTATTCTAAGTTTATTTATGAAATCAAAGATTTGAAAGGAAATCCTCAAAAATTCTGAGGGTTCTTTCTTCCAGATCACGACGAGACTCGTCGATGTATCTGCGGTATTTATCTACTTTCGCTTCCTTCAAAATACCGTTATCCCATACCCACTCTTTACCTTCCATGATTCCATTTACAAATGCATCAGGAGCAGAAGGATCTGCTACAATATCAGCAGCAGTAGTAAGCATGAAGTCATCACGAACTATAGAGATTCCTTCCTGCTTATCAATACTTCCCATGCCACGAGAAGATACACCTAATTGCACACCTTCATCTAAAAGTGATTTGGCAATCTTACCCATGGGAGTATCAAGAATTTGTGCCTTGCCAATAAAGTTATTACCTTCAGAGCGGAGACTTACAATTCTATGTGATACTCTATCAAGGTTGATAGTAGGACCATCAGGGTGACCGAGTTCTCCTAAAGCACGCTTGGTCTTTACATACTCTTCGTTATATCTCTCTACCTCACGGTTGAGAACTTCAAATGGGTATCTACGACCATTACGATTTGTTAGTTCTGATTGAAGAAAGACCCCTTCAATATAAAGAAGTTTCTTTCCGTTCTTTTCTTCAGTAAGAATTTGAACGTTTTCAATCTGTTCCGTTATCAGTTTCATCGGTAGTTTCCGTTTCGGTTGGCTCGTCAAAGAATGTATCCGCTACAATCTTTTTATAATCTGCCATAGCATCTGATGCTCTAGCAAATAAAAGATCGTGAATGGCATCAATTGCTGATGCTCTGTCGCTGTCGTTGATTTTATTAACAATATCAACGACACCCGTTTCAGTATTTTGTTCTGACATTATAATAATTCAATATAATTTATTTAGACTTTGGAGTAGGTTTAGGTTGTGCTTTCATTTTTTGCATCTCTCTATCTAGATTTGCATCCGCAGCTTCTGCTTCTCTATCTGCACTATCATCTGCTTGCATACTTTGAATCTCAGGTTGGAATGATGTATTCTGACGATCCATAGTATCAAACATATTTGCTTGAGCTGGATCCATAGCAATACCAGAATCAATTTCTTTTTTCATCTGCTTATCCATCTCAATATATTCTTTGTCACGCTGACCGAGAATAGTGCGACGTACATATTCAACAGAGAAATACTTTCCTACAAAAGGATCCATCTGAGTTACAGACATCATTCTTTGATTCATCATTTCAATTTCTTTTAGTTCGTTGAAATGATTATCAAAGAGATAGTCATACTGAATATGCTCCTTCATATCATCCCAATCTTCTGGTGAGATGATACCTTTGAGGATCAGTTGAGTCTTGAGAATATCGTGGAATAGTTCCGAGAATCTCTTGCGAAGACGACCGATGAACTTAGCAAACTTGAGTTCATCCCTAAGAACCTCTGTGGTCTTACCAAGATTAAACCCTTTGTTGTCATCCGTAAGGCGGGAAGGTGGTAAGTTGAGTGAGTTGTAAAGTTTCTTTTTGAAATACTCAACGTCCTTGAGTTCACCAAGGTTTTGACCGCCTGGGAGTGTAGTGATTTCAGTTCCTCTACCACCTTCACGGCGAGGAAGCCAGAAATCTTCAAGCATAGACATATGCTTTTTATCATCACGCATCTCTCCTGTAGTAGCATCATAAACAAGTTTATTTCTGTAACGTGCCATCACGTCACGGAGATATTGTTCTGCTTTTACCTTAGGTAAATTACCAACATCAATATAGAAAATTCTGCGTTCTGGTGCTCTTGACAATCTGTAGATAACAAGAGAATCTTCAATCATTCTTAGTTGATTGAGAGACTTGATTGCCTTGTGAAGAAAACCAAGAACCATTCTTTTATTGAGATCTTGTAGTCCTGAAGGAACAAAGGTGATAGAATCAATTGCCATTTTCACACCCTGTGAAAGTGACATATCACCAACTGGTCCTAGGACACCACCTTTATAAAATCCTTTTGGATTGTAGAGATAGTAATCAACAAACGTTCCGTATTCATACTCAAGTGCTGTGCCTTTGATTGCTGCACGGGCAAGAGAGTCTTTCGGGGTGTTGTCAATTTTTTGACGGACCTTCTTGATCTTCATAGGATCAATATAACGAAGTTCCGTAATACCTTTCTTTGGATTGTCTAAATCAATAACTTTGTGGTAGAATAGTCTACCATCAATATACCAAGTTCTAACAATCTCATGCGCACGATTATCAAAGTTTAGCAAACGTTTGATATATTCAAACTCATTTCTAATTCTATTTTTTACACCAGCACCAACTTCAAGATTATCTAAGTTGATCTCTACTGGAGAATCATATGCGTCACTAACTATAAATTCATTTACAACTTCATCTACTGCACTATCCACCTCTGGGTGAATTGCCATGTCACGATAACGACGGATCATCTCAAACTCATTACGGGCTTGATTATCCGTGTCTACATATGTTCCGTAATATCCACCTGCGGCAACGGCGATGGGTTCATCAGCAGAAGGAGGGACAGGGGATTGCCCCTTCTGTCCCTCCTTTCTATTGATTTGGAAGCCAAATAGTTGACTCATGATTATCTATTCAAATTGAGCGTTCAACTATTTATCAGACTACGCCTAGGTTAGAAACTCCAGATCTTGTACCGCCCTCAGCAGTAAAGTAGGAATACTGCCACTCAACGCTGAACTCTTCAATCTGATCGTTGCTATCATAAGCAAGATCAATTGGAGATACGTTGGTTGGGAAGCAATACTTCAAGGTGTACTGTCTGAGAATTGCACCTTCTTCACTAGCATCTTTCTCAAGTTGCTTAACTCCAAGATCAGCCATGTAACCATCGCTATTGTTTGGAGTGAAGAGAGGAGCGGTGTTGCCCTCGTGAGTGTTGATGCTGTTTGCCCACTGCTCAAAGAACGAACGGAGTTTGAAATCCTTATCGTTGAAGAATGTTGTGGTCCAAGTATCAAAGGTTCTATCACCTGCGATCTTGACCGTTCTGCCACGGAAAGGAATTTCAATTACACCTAGGTTTGAACCAGGAAGTGCAGCAGACTTACAAAGAATATTTGTAAGTTGCTGATCCTCACTTTGAAGAGCAATTGCCTGTGGGAAATTGATATCAATCAGGAACATATTGGGCCTTACGCCCTGTCCCATAGTTTGTAGAAACTGACTTACGTTTGACGATGCCATTTTAGTTTACCTCGTGATTTTTTTCTCTATAACTAATTATCATCTACCAACTACTTCAGCGAACGAAACGCCCGTTCTTGTAGCAGTTACGGTAACTGTTACATAGTTGATGGAGCGAGTTGGCTTGAGGTAGAGTTCAGCAACAAACTCATTTCTATCAATAACTTCAGGTGTGTTGTTGCTCTCATCACAAACAACCAAGAAGTCAGTTAGACCTCTACGTGCTTGAATCTCAGAAAGATATGATCCGATTGAAGCAGCAAATCCGCCACGAGTTGTGGTGTCATTCTGTTCAAATAGAACACCCTCAGCAAGTGCTCTTGCTCTCTTCTCAACGTTGAGGAATAGACGACGAACGTTGATTCTATCAAACGCAGAAGGTGAAGCAAGACCAGTCTTATCACCGAATAGTACAGGACCAGCACCAGGAAGTGAAACAATTGGATTGATTCTGTTGGTGTATAGTTCGTCACGCTGTGCCTTATTAGGATTGAATGCAAGCTTGACTACGTTCTGAAGACCACCACGATTTAGACCAGCAGGTGAGAACCAGTCATCTAGAATTGCAGAAGTTGAAACACATAGACCAGCAACATCTCCGTTGCAACCAACATAACGATACTTATCGTTGAAGCGATCATAGGTATACTTGACACCGCTATCTAGAACAACGTAGGAACTAGAAGAAATGTTATCCATAAAAGCAATTGTCTTCTCCAACTGAAGTGCTGGAGTTAATGCAGCACCACCAGATGTTGCAACCTGAGTTCCAGTCCATGGCGAGATGAATGCAACACAATCCTTTCTTGAATTTGCAACTGCTGCAGCTGCTTGTGCCTTAGCAATTGTATCTGTTTCGTTAGCACCATCTCCACCCATGAGAACAAAGTCAACCGTGGTTTGTTCGGTATCTAGGAACTCATCATATGCTGCTTGAATTTCTCCAGAAGTATATGCATAGTCATCAGCACCGCCAGATAGAGCACCACCTGCGGTAGGTAGAATTCTTGCTAATACCTTAGGAGCAGCAGAAGTAGCGCCATAAGATGCTGCAGTTGCACCAGGATCTTCGCCAACTGTAGTTACTTCAGCAGCACTTAGAGCAGCACCAGCATAAATGTAACCTGAGAACTCATTTACATAATCCTTCCAATATGCAGAAGCACCTTCTGGAGTTTTCGCATCAGATAGTTTTGAAAGATATGTTAGTCTCTCAACGATTGTATTTGTTGCTTCGTCAACAACAGCAAGATGAACTTCGTCATATGAGATATAACGCTCAGATGCAAAAGCAGAAGTTCCAGGACGAGGACCGATTGCCTTATAAGTTAGACCTGTTGAAGCAATTGCTTGTGAATTGTAATCCCATGCAACTGCAGTAGATCCATTAGATGCTGCAGTTACGCCATCAACGTTAACAACCGCAATCGTATCATCATTAATAACTTCGTAAACCTCGTGGTTGTTTGAACCGTCGTTGAATGTGTCGCCAACTGATAATCCATGACCGACTGAAGTTACAACTTCGTCTGCACCACGATCAACGATTACAACACGAAGGTTGTTACCATCAGCACCAGCGTAACGAGCAGCAAACTTTTCAGAAGTTACGCCAGCATCAAAAGCATCCTTATCACCGATAAGAACACCAGCACCAGATGCTGTTGCATTTAGTACTCCAGTAGCAGCACGTACAACTGCTAGTTGTCCGCCATAGCGGAGGAATTCGGAAGCAACCAACCAGTCAGCAGCATTTGCCTCAGCTGGTGTACCGAACGTGTCGATTAGTTCTCTTTCAGAACCGATGTTTACAATTTTGCCTACGGGTCCAGTGCGGAATGATGAAGCAATTGCACCACGAATTGCAGATGCTCCTACTACTACAGCATTGGAAAAGTCACGTTCTCTAATAACAACACCAGGCGAGACTTGACTTGCCATGTTTTTACCTCTTAGATATCAAATTTATCTAAATCTATTTAGATTTTTGCATGGTTCAGAGGTGGTGAACCATGCATGAACTACCAATCTGGATAACCCCAATCAGCAAATGGATCCCTCTTTTTTCTAGATTCCATCACCCTTTTGACGGTACATTCTTTACATTCGTATGCATATGCTGATGGAAGTCCTTTCTTTCTTTTTCTTGTCATATAAAAATCCTCTAGAAGATCTTTTGTTTCGCCACAAGATCTACAT